TGGTTGTAATCCACAAGACGATCCTCCTTGCACCCTAACTGCTGATTGTGCAGGTGAATGTGGTGGTGATGCAGTATTAGATGAATGTGGTGAATGTAATGGTGATGGTGCAACTGTAGTATGTCCTGATTCAGACATAATGGTATGCCCCGGTGATGGACATCTATGTCCTACGGAAGGGAGCTTTTGTGATAGCGATACAAGTCTTAATGAAGAGGAATGTTCAAATTGGAGACCTTGCTACACAGTAGATAATTGTAATTGTTATTCTTCTCTTGCAGATGTAGAGTTAGCAGAAAATGTAATGGCGTTAGGACTTATTAGAATGAGGGCGAACTTTGATGATGCTAATATAGGATGGCAAACTGATAATTCTTTTAATTCCCATCAGCCATGTGAATTTATTAAGAATCAACCTTGTATATCAAGTCCTATATTTGATAACTGGGAAATTTCGTTTTCACATCTTGGTGGTATTCCTAATCTATGGGAAGGTTCTGAACTTAGAATAACTTTTGAATCAGAAGATAATATAACTTTATTCCCTGAAAATGAGCAATATCAGGATTTTACAGTATCCCTTACCCACCTAACTCCTAATATTTCTTTTGGCGATTCACAATTATTTTCAAATGAAGATTTTGATACTATTAAAACAGGCAATGGTGAAACTTTTATTAAAGTAACACTTTATTTAAATGCTTCATATGATGGTGTAGATCGTTATATGATATATCAATTTAGAATTAATATACAGGCACGAGATTGTCCTCTTATTGGAGATTTAAATGCTGATGGTGGTTTTAATGTACTTGATATAGTTGCCCTTGCTAACTGTATTCTTGCTAATAATTGTGAGGATATTCCAAATGCTTGTGCAGCAGATATAAATGGTGATGATTACTATAATGTTCTTGATATTGTGCAGTTAGCTAATTGTATATTATTAGGAACTTGTGAGGGTACAGATAATGAGTAAACTTTATTATGGTAATGGAAATTGTAGTATAGAAGGAAATGGGATTAGGGGAATACAGATGAAATATGAAGGTTCTCCTGAGCTAACAGATAATACATCTAATTCATTTACAATAATGAATAAAAATAATGGAATTATTATATTTCCAATCGGTGAAGGATACTTAACTAATCTATTTGACTATACAGGAACTATTAAAATACATTCTGTTATTGCTACAAATGATAATCTCGACAAGATTACAGTTTCTGTATCAAGGATTATGGACTATTCTGAACTATTGGGAGTTTCGGAAAGCTTAACAAGAAATAGTGAAGATATGGACTCTACTCATACTATAAAAAAGAGTGGCAAACATATAATTTCATCAAGGATTATTCCAAATTTAAATACCTCAGCACATGATGTCTTGCTATATCTATCTGACAAGACCTTGTATTCAGGTTATTTTCATATCCATTTAGATACAGGATCATGTATGACTGGAAAAGAACATACTAAGGAATCTAAAGATTTGTATATTGTTAGACAAGGGAATGATAAATTAGTATCAACAGAATATAGAAGAATACAAAAAGAAAGATAATGGCATATCAGAATGTATCTAAACCAAGATTTTATGTGTCCATACTGCAATGGCTTGATGCAATCGGCAGCCTATCAAGTACATCAAAAGATGATGGAACTTACGCAGGTGGTTTATTAAGTAAAGCTCCAAATGAATTAGTACATCTTAATCCATCAAAACAAGCACGAGTAGTAACTTCCTTGGATACTTATTGGCTTCAATTTCAATCAACAGTTGGCAATTATGATACCCTGATGCCTAATGATAACAATTTTTTTATGGTTCTTGGGCATAACTTTGGATGGAACTCTACTAAATTTCAAATGAGAAAAGCAGCAGAAGATGGCAGTCCTGTTGCTTCTACTTCAGTTGTTAATTATAATAGTGATGGGTCTGAATATGATGGATTTTCTATTGCAGAAGGCGATAATGCTTATGATCTTAATCATGATACAATAGAGATGTCGCTTTGGGATGTTCAACAGGCAGAGGGTGAAGATATTAAATTTGGTTCTGTATTATATGGCACTTATTATGATATGCCTTACTCTCCTGATTTATCTTTAAATCTAAATAGAGAATACAAGGGAACAAGCACAATTACAACCTACAATGGAAGTAGTTTTAGTAATACAATATGGACTAAGCCTCCTAAATGGGGAGCGTTACCAGCGTGGGAATTAAGCTATCATGCCGAATTAGATAAATATATCCTTAAACCTTCAAAATCAGGTCGTAGGGTTTGGGATTTAAAATTCTCATTTGTATCAGATAACGATATTTTTAGTTCTAATGAATCTATTGGTAAAGAAGGAACTCTTATAACAACTGATCTTGGATACGAAGAAGATGATATTGGTGATGTTGGTTTTAAATATAATTTATTAACCGATGATAGCTTTTATTCGCAGGTTTGGCATAAGACACTAAATGGCACTTTGCCTTTTGTTTTTCAGCCGGATAAAGATAATTCTAATCCTGACCAATTTGCTATATGTAGATTTGTAGATAATTCATTTAAGGTAGAACAATCTGCACATAATATATACAATGTTTCATTAAAAATTATGGAGGTTTGGTAGATGGCTTATCAAAATGTAGGCACTCCTCGTTTCATAATAGATTGGCTTCAATGGTACAAGTCAATGGGGCTTATTAGAGGATATTCCATAGTTAATGGCACATCAACTAATCCTTCAGAATCTTCTGCTGTAAATAATTTAATAGGCTTATACCCTAATCCACAAACAGTAGCTCATGGTGGAGTACATAATGAAATGTGGTATGCTATTGAATCAGATAATTTTTCATTTCCTGCAAAAGATGGAAATGTTGTAGGCATCTTTGGACATAATTATAAAGATAGTTCAGTTTATTTTAAAATGGGTTATAAAATAACTGGCTTTGTTAGTGAAAGATGTGTGTTGACAGATGATTTTGTTGTAAATGCAAATACAGTAGCTAATGAATTTTCTTGTCCTAATAATGGATTTTCTTTACACTCTTATAGTGGAGTAACTTCAGTTGAACCACCTCATCACAACTCTAATGTAAGTTTAATGCCAATGGTTAGAAAAATAGATGGAGATCCTACACCTTCTGATGTGAGATTAGGATGTTTATTATGGGGTAAATATTTCGATATACCTCATTCTCCCGATCTTAGCCTTAAAATGACAAGAGAAATGGATGGAACTAAGGCAAGTATTACTAAGGGAGGTAGCCATCTTGTAGGGCATAGGTATAAAAAATCACCACTTTGGGGAGAATCTACACCTCCATGGGATACACCTAATGATCTTGCGAATTTATCTAAATATGGAAGAAGAACTTGGGATTTAAGTTTTAGTTATTTAAGTGATAGCGATTTATTTCCAATGATTTCAAATCAAAGTGCTAAAGAATCTACATCTCCAACAGGAGAACAGTATTCTAATGAAGGTTCAGAATGGTGGGCAGAGAATACTTTATTAGATTCTGATACATTTTATTCCCAAGTGATTCATAAAACTAATGGTGGACAACTACCATTTATTTTTATGCCTGATAAAGACAATCATAATCCCGATGGATTTGCTATATGTAAATTTGACATGAAGAGCTTTCAATTCAATCAAGTAGCCAATGGTGTTTATGACATTAAATTAAAGATAAGGGAGGTATGGTGATCCATACCCCCCTCTAGGTTATGCAGGGTAGTTTTCACGGTTTCTACCCTGCATATCTGCTAAACTCTTGTAATACATTTCTTTATTATAATTGGCAATAAGTAAAGCATCACTAACATTGAATGTCATTTTAACATTAGGGAATAACTTTTCTGCAAGACCTCTTAAATATCTTTTTCTTTCTCTTCTTTCCATATTAGGCTTACAATCATAATGATACATCCAAGTCTTCGGTCCAGCATAAGTTACATTTAATTCAAATGCACCAAGTATACCTTCCCATTGTCCTAGATTTTGCCCAAATGAGAACATTGAGACCACTCCATTTTTTGGCATAGCGTGGACATGTTCAACGGTTACAAGCACATTTTCATAAGATATATCTGTAGGTATTGTAGATGCTAAACTAAAAGCCATTTCTACAGGTGTTTTAGGGCATCTAAAGGACACTACAGCCTCATGATTTGGAATTTCATTTATGATTGCTACTCCACCATTTTTGCCTGGATCAATACCAATAAATATCTTTGAATGTAATTCGTTATTTATTCTATATTTTTTATCTTTTAGGTTTCCATTAAGTTTCATTTAATTTATTACTCCTATATTCTTCTTGTGAATTATACATCTTTACTTTATCTCCATCGTAACCAAGTTTAACAGAACCTGACACTCCATATCTTACCTTAGAACCTATAAGTTCTATTACATTTGCACCATCTTTAGATTTATTCATATTAACCTTATGATCGTAATATACGAATACTACATTTTCTGCAACTTGTTCTATAGCACCACTTTCTGCAAGATCAGATAATTTTGGCTTACCATCTCCTCTAGATTCTAAGCCTCTATTAAGCTGAGATAATAGTATACATGCACATTTCTGTTTTTTAGCTAACCATTTATAACTATTAACTAATTTTTCTAATTGCAATCTTCTTTCAGGTATTTTTTTATCAGGTACTATAAGTTGAATATAATCATCAAATATAACATCTGGTTTAAACTTTTTAACCTGAGCAGCAGATTCGTCAAAACTAGGCATATTGTCAAACATAGCAAACTTATCTGCACTATACTTTTGCTCTATACTTAGTTTTGTAGCCTCTAATTCGCCCATTTTCAATACATCTCCAACATACCCTAGTCTTACATCCAAATAGGATAATTTGCTCGATTCTAGGACTATTAGTTTTTTTAGCATTTCAATGTTTGTCATTTCTCTATTAAATACTATAACTTTCAACCCCTGATCTATACACGATTTTACCATATTGAGCATTGTAGTTGTCTTTCCATGACCTGGTCTGCCACCAATGACAGTTATTTCCCCCCTCGTCATTCCCCCTGACAACTCATCAATGCCCTTAAAACCTGTTTTTATAATATTCTTATCACTAGATATAATGTTATCAAATGTTTCATTTAGTTCATCTCTTATATTAAACGTAAGTCCCGGTCTAATATTTATTAACTGACCTATCGTAAAATGAGCATCGTCTAATATATTATAAACATCTTGGTTGTTATTATAAGCAGATTGAGAAATCTCTGTAGTTTGAGAGATAACCTGTCTAAGTAAATGCTTTTCATATATTTGAACTGCATATCGTTTAGCCATTGTTGTGGCAACCATATCATTTGCTAATCCTGATATATAATAAGCATTCACTCCTAGATTGTTATCTGCTTTTGACAACTTTCCTGTTATAGTAATTAAATCTATCTGTTCTCCATTTTTATACATTCCTACTATTATGGAATATAATCTACGACTTCTTTCGTAATAGAAGATATCATCTGCTAAATAGGCAGAAACTTCATCTAAAATAGAAGGGGACTCTATAATAGCCCCCAATATAGCATCTTCTGCCTCCTGTGAAGAAGGCGGCAAATTTACATCTTTCATTCTTTCCTCTACGTTTTATCTTTACTTGTAGTAGTTGACTGTTTAATATCATCTTTCGTTGGAATATCAAAATTAGAAAGATATTGATCCATACATTTATCATGCACTAAGTTATGTTTTCTATGGTTTGATGGCACTATAGGTTTATCACATATAGCACAGAAAAATGGTAATGGTGACATATTACTCCTTTATTAGTTTATCCATAATTGACCTTACTACAGGAACACTAACTGTATTCCCTAATTGTTTATATCTTTGAGTATCTGATTGTCCTCCTGTCCATCCATCTTCAAATCCTTGCAATCTCTCGCATTCTACAGGTGTAAGTCTTCTTATACCACCTACATCATATAATCCTGTTTTCGCACCCCATCCACCACCTTCTGCTTTTAGAGTGCAAGATATACCACTTGGGTCAAATACTCTACCTGCGTCTCCATCTGCTACAGAACCTACTTGAACTAGAGCCATCTCTGCATTTCCTATTCCTTTATAGTCTCTAGCATTAATGCAGGGCGAAACTTCTCTCCCCAATTCTCTTTTATCCTTTTCAAACTTGCCTCTGATAGGAAATACTTTTGGTCTACGTTCTCCTCTAAGATGTCCGACAAAGAAAATTCGCTCTCTGTTTTGGGGGAGAAACCACCGTGTATTAAGTAATTGCCATTGACCATCATACCCAGCGTTGGCAATCTCTTGTAGACATACGATAAAGTCGTAGCCCCCGTTACTTGAGAGAAGACCTTTGACGTTTTCAAAGATGATATATCTGGGTCTTTTAGCCCTGATGATTCGCATTGCTTCAAAGAATAAGCCGCTTCGTGATGCTCTGAGTCCACCTCGTTTTCCAGCAACTGACAAGTCCTGGCAAGGGAATCCGAAAGTGATGATGTCGAGTCTTGGCAAATCTCTAGGCTGAATAGACTCAATTCCTCCGAGTTTTTTTGCTTCATTAAAATGTCTCCTAAATATATTGTTAGCGTATTTATCTATATCTGAATATCCATGCCATTGATGTTTTATTCCTGCTTGTTTCATTGCTAGAGAAAATCCACCAATACCACTAAACAGATCAAGATGATTTACTTTTACCATAATTTTTGATTTTTTAAATTACCAAGTTTTTTATTATATTTTTTACTATAAGATAATCTACAAGGGTTACACATAGGATGATAATAGAACCCTTGTTTTATATAACTATCTATTGATTTTTCTTCTTTGCAACTTGTGCAAACTTTGTATTTCTTTTTCATCATACTCTATTAAAATTGTGAGCAGGTAGTTTTGAGGATTGTTAAACATAAGTGCTATGACCGTTGTATTATTCATCAAGGTAGAGAAACGTACCTGCTCAATTTATAAGGGGAGACACATCATAAGATGTTCCGACATCTCCCCTAGCCACTTAAGGCATTACCCCTTTTAATCAGGTAAACAATCCAATATAGCATCAATAGTTTTCTTTGCTATTCCCATTGGATCATTTGAATTTTTTATTGTCTCTAAGCCCTCTAAGGCAACTTGATACTGACAATCCCTAACAGTAAGTTTAGCCTTGAGAGTAGATATTTTTCTAATTAAATCTAAAGTTTCTTCGTCATTTTCCACTTTTTACCTTCTTCCACTCGTTAGAGCCTGCCTCTCTTTTAGCACATGGTGTGCATAAAACACCTATCCTTCCTTCTCCAAGAAATTTTAATGCTGGATGATGAAACCAATTATAAAATAATGCTTTCATTTTATAAGTGCCGCAAGAGGTGCAGACTCCTGTTTCTTTTTTACCTCTTGGTGATAACCATCTCTCCATACAATTTCTTCTTGTGCCTATAAAATGTTGCTCTAGATATGCCTAATTTACGACAAACCCATTTAACATCCTTGCCAAGAATTTTTTGGAAAAAGATAGCCACCTTTAGCTTATTAGGGAGACTAATCATTAAAATGGAAGATCGTCTTTTTTCTTACCTTCAGCCCAATCAGAGAAATCCTTAACCTTATAGGACATTTTGGTTTCTCCATCTTTAATATATTCCTGTATATCAATATAACCCATAATAGGAGAACCTTTTATTTCACTATCTGTCAATTCAGGAAATTGCTTAACCATACGTTTCTCACCATCTATATCAACCTCTATCTCAGGACAATCAACTTTTATAGTTTCACAAAATCTTAGATATCTTTCATTAGCACCATTGTTTGCCTCGAAAGTTTCTCCTACTTTTGGGTTAAGAAACATAAAAATTCCAATTCCATAGACTTTTTTACCTACAAATGGTTGACCATTGACTTCGCCTTGGTCTGCCAGGAATGTCATTTTACCACATTCTTCTGCTATTTCATAGACAATATTATAAACCTTGGCTTTATATTTGCCCTTAACATCTACTACTCTAGTTGTTACTTCTTTACAATGCATAGGGTATAGCTGCTTAGGAATAAGACTTACCCTCTGATTTTCTTTTGGATCATAATAGTTCATATTACTTGTTTCTCCTATATTTATTTCATTTACTGATGTCATTTTTATCCTTTCATGCTTTCTAGTTTTCTTATTGATGCCTCATAATTTGTAGCATTAATAGACATATTTTTCAACTGAGTCTCGATAACCTCTAGATTACCAACCTCTTTACTTAATTTTAATATGCTATCAATTTCTTTATTAGTAAGTTCTATACGAATTTGCTTTCTATAAACATCGTCTGCTATATTGCAAAGTCTATTAACAGCGACTTTAAAGCAATCCGAATTAGCAGCCTTTAAATCATTTCCTAGGTCTACATACCCTTTTTGATTTGATGCTATTCTATGTGCCGCTACTGAATCGAAATGTCTTTCTATACTATGATCTATAATAGTTAGTCTACCATGTATAGAAATTGCTTTATCCCCTATAAACTCATACTTTATAATTTCCCATTTCCATATGGGATAATGAGTATTAAGTTGATGTCTCATATAAGCCTCATCTACATAGTCAAAGCCACCCTTGTCTTTAATAAAAGCCTTTGGTGTAGAAATATCTGAGACATTGCTATGCTTATCCTGTAAGATAACTTCTGTAGCCAATATTTCTCCTGTGCCATTTGGTGCTACTATTTCTTTTTTCATTCTTTCTCCTTTTAAGTCCATTTATGTAAATCTGATTGTGGTAGAGCATATCCTTCTCCACTCAAACCTCTATGATTTTGATGATATTGGTATCCATAGTCACATATAACTTTTTCCGAACCTCTAAATCCAATTATTTGAAATAATGAATCTGAGTGTTTGATGACTAAAGCATAAATATCTACATCTTCAACCTTCTTTGTCATAGGGACAAGTAGACATCCATTCTTCCTATCAGTTGTCTTAACATCAACTGTCGCTCCATCAGACATAATACAATCTGCTTTATCAGTTTTGCCTGTAACAAACGATGGCATAATATTAAATTCCTTACAAAATGCAAATTCTCCACCAAATCCATCTAGGTCTATTTTACATTTAGAATGGTCACTAATTTGTTTATCATCAAAACCATTTGCTCTAGCAGAACTATGTCTAGTTTTAGCAATATACTCTACAATCTTCTGTTCATTTTCATTAAGTATAATTTCTCTCACATTAAATCCCTTTACTTGTATCTTCTTCACATCTAGATTTAAAAGCACAATAACTGCATTCCCAACTAGCCACAGGGGACACTCCCTCTTGAAGAGTAGGTAGGCTATTTTTAGAATGTTCTGCATTTATCCTTTCCCAAAAACCGAGAGCAGTTAGTAGCCGATCTCTACTAACTTCCTTATACCTCAGCATAGAGGTATCCTTGTTATAATACAGAATTAACATTCCATCAAGCCTACCGAACTCCTTTTCAACTGCAAGACCATAAGTAGCCAATTGCAATTCTTGATGTATCGAAGGCTCTCTCCTCTCCTTATACCTAGAAAATATCTTTTTATATTGGAATGAACCAATGCTCTTGATATCATATAGGTAAACACGACCATCCTCCAACTCAATTACCAAATCTGCAAAGCCAAAGACTCTTATTTTTTTTAATATTATTTCTTTTTCTATATATATATTATTTATATATATATTATATATACTAAAGTAAGAGTCGTTTCTTTCAATTTTTTTGAATGCATTTTGAATATCTTCATGAATCAAATCTCCTAGGCGAAATAACCTCTGAACTCTTTTATCTATAACTTCGGTTGGCTCTAGTCTCAGTATTGTCTCATAGTAGATTTTTCTAGAACACATACCTGCTGATGATGGGCGATAATGAGGATCAGAAGGCTTAGCCTTATTGATTTCTTCTCTTTGTATTTGGTTGATTTCGATCAGATGATCGTGATATGTCGACTGAATGTCAATCGGGTGTTTCATTTATTCTCCACGGTTATTTGGGTTAAAATTGGGTATTCAAATATAATGCCATTTTGATGACATTACAAAAACATATTTTCAATATTTTCAATATTTTCAACTTTTTTTTCGATGTCTCATAAGATTTATAACTGAATGATACACAAGTGATACATTAAAAAATATAATTGAGACATTGAATTTTGCAAGGTCAAATTTATAAATTGTAAGGCTAAAAATATACATATAGGAAATTTGAAAATTACAAAAAAAACTCTAGGAGATTTCTCCCCTAGAGTCTTATTTTCCTATTATGATTTTACAGGTTTTGCATCAGCCCATGGTTGAAGCTTATTAGGAACTTTTATAGGTACTAGAACAAATTCTCCTTTGTTAGTTCTATGTGTACCTAAAATAGCATCACCTAATCCAAGTTCTACCATCTCCCAACCATCTTCTGCACCTAGATATGCTACTACCTCTGCATCTTGGTTTTCTGCTTTGAGTAGTTCTATTAGTTTACTTACTTTCATTATTCATACTCCTCATATTCATCTATGATTTCACCTCTACCACAAGCAACTCCCTTAAAACACATCCCAGGCTCATCATATTCTAGTTTGAGCCATAGATTAGGAAAGATTGATCCTAATTTTTCAAGCCAAGGAATAGGCGGAGCATAGGCAGTAAGGAATGTAAACTTAATATCTGTAGACTGTGTTACCTTTTTGTACATAATACAATCTACAGCATCCCACTTAGTACCCCAATTATCCCAGCACCATGGATACCACCATATAGTCCCTCCACTAGGTAGCTTGTATGGTTCTTTTTCAGTTGTATCTCTTAGAACCTCTGGCATAGGTATTATAGAGTCTAGCAGATTCTCTACATAGCTAGTTTCAGAATCATATTTTAATGTTTCATTGAACAATGCTTCTAGTCCTTTAAAATCATCTAGAGCATCTTTTCCATCTGCTAATATTAGCAGTTTATTTTCACACCAATTAGGCATTTGATTTCTCCTTTCTTATCATTTCCTCTATAGCCAATCGAGTTCTACGAGTGGCTTTGTCTTCATTTGTTATTTTACCTGTTCTCTTATCTATTATAGGAACACTTATTCCCATATCTTTATGATATATTTCGTGACAAGTCTTACATAGAGTTTGCATATCACCTAAAGAATAGTCCCAAGGTTCTACAAATCCATTGCTATCTACATAATATATCTTATGATGTGCTACAAGTGGAACTTCTCTTTTACTAGTCCAACCACAATTAAATTGACAACTCCATCCATCTCTAGCATATACTTTTTTTGCAAACTCTATCCACCTAGGGTCTTTTAACTTATCTTTATATTGCATAGTGCTTACCTTTGTTAGTAAAGAATAAAGCCCCTGGACCATTACCTTCATAGTCTTGTGATGCATATAGTTTAACTCCATTGCTTAGAACTAAAACTCTACATCCATTACTCCTTAGACTCCAATCTTCTGCATCTGCTTCCTTCTTAGTCATTTCTCTTACGTTTACTATCTTAGCACCTTCTAGATCATTAGCCATTATCTACCTCCACACTATCTGTATAACTAGTATTTCCATTATAGAATTGACTTAGTATATATACTTCAGCATCTTCTCTAGATTCAGCCATTACACCAAAACTTGCTTTTATAGTTACACTATATTCTTTTTCCATTACTTACTCCTTTCTAGGTATTCTGATATTCTTCTAGGTATAACGATATAGTTGTTACACTTTCCACAACATGTCCCACTATTTATAGGCTCTGCGTTGTGTCCACCATCCCAACCATTAGGATCAGGTTGTATAGATTGTTTACATATGCTACATTTTTTCATTGTTCTACTCCTTATCTTATTATGTTAGTTATTATTAAATACCATACTAGAAAGCATCCACAAGCCATACCTATTAGCACTAGTAACTTGCCTATATTTCCTAGTATTACTGCTATTATATCAATCTGATTTTTCTGCATATTCTAGAGCCTCCATTAATAGGTTGTATTTTTTCTTTTCATTTTGATTTATTATATTACACTCTAGAACAGCATTTAATATATTTTCTTTAGTTTCAAATATCCCATCTTCTATACTAGATACAGACCAATCTATATAAGGATTCTTATAGATTACTAATTGCTTCTTTAGGCTCTCATTCTCTTTTTCTAGTTCCCTATTCTCTTCCCATAGTTTACTCCTATATTGATTGCTAGGGATTTGATTGTATGGTCTACGATCATGAATATATACACTAAAAGCATTAGCATTCTCACATTTAAGGTTTCCACCATAACCATATTTATGACCTTCTTTAGGTTTTCTATACCTAATACTAAGTCTCCATATAGAATCACTTTCTTTAGATTTTTTATTAACATGTTTAATAAACTTTCTATTTTCTTCTGTATTAGGAACATTACTAACTAAATGATTGTGTTTAGTCTGTGACATTATATTTTACTCCTCTTGATGTAATACTGCTTATAGTATTTAGGTTAATCATTCTGTATGCTTTTTTTCTAGTATCAAGCACTACTAGATAGCCTCTTTCTAATGGATTAAACTTTAACTTACCACCCTTTAGATGCTTCTTAACTCCTAGCATACAATTCATACGTCTAATCTCTCCATTCTTTTTTAGAAAGACTACAGAGAATATAGTATTAGGCTTTCTATTCTCTTGTAATAACTCTAATATATCTTTCCTACTTATTTTTTTCATACCTATCCTTTCTAAAGAGAGGGGTATATTCCAACCCCTCTCTCTATTGATTTACGTTATAACATTAACCTGCTAATATATCAATTACTATATAAAGAGCAAATACTAATAACCCTCCCAAGCATAGCAATTCTATTCCACTCACTTAACCCTCCTTCCTGTAGATACTATATCTCTAACATAAGTATCTCCATATTCCCAAGAGCCAAACGTAGCATCACTTTTAGCAGCAGTAAACCATCTAGCAAACGGATCTTCTGCTTCACCTTTAGGTGATTTATATTTCTTCAGGACTCTATATTCTATTTCTAGAATATCTCCAAATCCAAAATCCATTCTACATTCCCATACCTCGTAGGGATTATCTATCTTTCTAGTTTTACCACATTCATTTTTATTAGACATTACTTTCTCCTTTTTCTTTATTATTAGGATTGATTTTGTACTGTTCCATATCTTTATATAATATTTCTAGTAGTTCATCTTGCCTACCACTATGTAATAATAATATATACAAAGATATTCTATTAGGCTCATAACCTGCTATGAGTCCTCTTTTTTTACTAGTTACTTCTTCGAAGGACATAGTATCTCCTATGATTTTGTAATCATACTAAATGGAACATTCCATCCTTTTCCATCTATCATAACTACTGCTCTAGTTCTATTTACTTTTTCTATAGTGCCAGATTCTACACCTTTTTTACTAGTAACTATAACCTTATCATTTTTACGAAGTTGATACTTTACTCTAGAACCAACCTCCTGTATTCTGTCATTTATAGCAGAGCGAATGAGTTTTAGTTCAGTCATATCACTAATCTGCATAAGATTCATTAGTAACTCTTTTCTTTCTATCATTTTATTACCTCTATTATTTGGGTTGTTGTTTCCCCTAGAGTGTAGCACTTCATACAATCTAGGCATTTACTATCACAATTAACATTGCTAGTATTAGAACTAACATTGCTAAATACTTTATCAAAATGTTTAGGGAGTTTTACATCTAGCTTATCTACATAGCGATTAGAATATATAAGGATTAGATTCTTAGGTTTATCCCTATTCTTTAGAACTCTACTAACTATATTCTTACGTTTAGTCCATAGAGAGAATGTAGTCATAGGTTGATTAAGACATACATTCATTAGATTTTCTAGATGATTAGAATTTATAAGTTCCCCATGACTATGAAATCTTCCTATGTTACTAGGACATATTGGAAGATATTCTCTAGAATGTATTTTACTAGAGAGATACTTTGAATTATTAAGAAACTTAGGTTTACAATTTTTTCTAAAAGTATTAAGCATACTCATAGAATAACACTCTCTACATATAAGGTTTTCTTTGCTAGAATTATACATACCCTGGCAGAACTTATTGCTAGTAGTATCTGTATTTAGACTAGGTATACCTAGCATCTTACCACTTCCTACACTCCACATATTATACCTCCTTTACACATTTTAGGCATAGCTTCTCATATATTCTACGATCTCTACACCATTCAATATGTAGAAATTGATTAGTACCTTCAACAGAGAAATTACATCTCTCGCAATTATGCTCTCTGGTTCTGGTTTCTTCCTGGTTCGCTCTTTTTGGCACTTCTGAAAACATAATCCCACTTTTTTTGAATTGCCTATTCATCTCTTTTATTGCTTTGGCGTATTTTTCATTAATAGTTTTAGGCATATCTAGTCCTCCTCTTCTTCTATAAAACTACTATGTTCTTTACATTCGCTACATATCCCTAGACTGTCATCTAATTCTAGATGCCAAGGCAATGCGTTACAACATTCACTTACTAGGTTAGTATATATTCTAGATACCATATTATTTATCCTTTATATTAAGAGTGAATGAGTCTAGTATACTTTCTAGATATATAAGAACACTAGCAACATCTTGTCCGTGCTTCTGCATAGTATCTAGAGCTTCTTTAGGACTCATATTATACTTATTTATTAGATGAAGCCATTGCTCTACTCCATCTCTTATTACTAACTTTTCTCTAGTCATTACTTCTCCTCTTTAAATAAATCGTTTAGGAATTCTTCTTTATGTTTAGTTTTCATATGTTCTAGTACATTCATATCTTCTACTATTATTAATTTACAATATGGACATTTTTCTCCATATCCTATGGCTAGAACACCATCACTTATTAGGCTCATTATATTATCTCCTCTATGTATTTTGCTAGTATAAATTGATAGTTTTCATAGGTTGCATTGAATAGGTCTTGTGCATCATTTGTATAAGATAGGTTTTCATCTATATATTTAACTCCTCTAGATTCAAAACTTTCTCTAACAACTTCATGTGCTAATTCACAAGATAGAGAGATATAGTCACTATTAGACATTTTTACTCTACACATTATTTCTCCTTTAGGTTATAGTTATTAGTTATATAATTAAGTGCTTCTGTCCACCCTCTACATAGATGATAGTGATTATAATCTTTTATCTTTAGAGATTGTTTTGCTCTCATTTCATTATATTCTATTAGTTTTTTTATATCAGGATTCTTCATTAGAGAATACCTCCTTTATAAGCGATATTGTTATTATTAAGAATGATGCTAGTAGATATACTTCTTCGTAGTTCATTAGGAGTACATACTAGTTGAGTTATTTTTTATTATTACTAGGATTGATATTATAATAATTAATTCTAACATTTTTATTTCTCCCGAATTATAAGGGTTAAGTAACTACATTTTTTGTGAGGCTAATAATATACACAAAATATGGGTTTTTTTACCTAGTTCTGCATTTTCTAGTGAAAATGAGACTCGTTCTCAATTGTAATAAATTGAAAAAACTGGGCAAAACTAAAAAATATATAATTTCAGATATCAAGACGTAAAAAAAGAGAGGGAAATTAATCCCTCTCTTTTTACTTGCGAGAATAAAGCCTAATTAATTAGACTCTAATTCTTTTTGTTGTGCTTTCACTCTAGCGACCTCACGCTTATGACTGATATTGTCATTGTTACACTTGGGAACAATGAATTCATTTAGAGCGTTGTCATATCCAAAGCCTTCTTTTTCTTCTCTTATCAATTGGGCTTCTTCTTCTGTTATTTTAAGTTTGGCTTCACGTTTTTCAAAGAGTAATTTAGGAACTGAATTGATAAAATCCTTAATCTTTCTCTGAATTGGAGAGTGCGTGGCGTCACCTTTGGCAATTGTAATGAATCCGTCATTGCGTAAAACTGCTACTGCCTCCGAACTTATTTCAGTATCAATATTTCCATATTTGAAAACAAGTTCCAACTCTTTCATTTTCATTTTGTTATTAGAGTCTAGTAATCTGCCGTCATTTTTCAATGCATCTACTAAACTTTTTACATCTTTATTCATTTTATTTCTCCTTTTAGGATTGATTAAGGTCGTTATTGACCTTGAGGCTTGGTAGAGATTCGAACTCTAGATCCCAAAAAAAACCAAACCTAAACAAACTAAATTAAATTGTATAATTTAGTGAGTATTTTTAACAAGCAAGAAAATGACCAAAAAGAAACAATTACAAAAAGACTTGGAAGAAATATTTCTTGAAATAGAAATTTAATTGCTCTCATCTTTTCCCCAAACCATTTGTTCAAAGTACGCATTATTTCTTGAGACAGATTCCCAAAAAAGAATATCAGAAGCTTGTATTAATATTTTTTTCTGATCTTCTGTTAAATTTTCAGAATCATTTTTAACAATATCCTCGATCGAGGCTTGAGTATTTCTTAAAGCATCCATTAGTTATTCTCCCAAGTTTGAATTATTTCATCTATTTCATTTTTGATAATTTTAGCTTCTTCATTATCTTGTAATGAGTCTAGAAATTTAGTTACTGACTCTAGCATATCTAAAGAATAATCGATAATCACTATTTCACCCCCCTTAATTTTAATTGCTCTTTAAATTTAGACAATTGATCAGTTAAAATCATATCTTTATCTTGTGCCGTGTCTTTCAATTCTCCAATATGAGTATCAGAAATTTGGAAATTAATATCATTAATTGAATCATTAATGCTAGATAATTCACTAGAATAGTTAAACAAGATCGCGTGTTCTAAACTATTCA